TCACCTCTTTCGAGATGTGTGTTCAAAAGGTACATCAACGTAATACGCTTTCAGCGTTGTCGGTGTCTCAAATGAAAAAGATAATTGCCTCTTTGGGCGAGTTGCGTGGTGCGCTTGAGAAGATGTTTGACATCAGTCTTCCGGCACCGTGCTTCGCTAGAGGGGAGTTGTTTTTATCCAGTGTGAAGAAGTTCTGTGGAGGACTTCTTGAGACTGGTACAACTCATATTTGGAGGGGCTCCATCCGTCGCTTGAGTTCGAGCGATCGAATGACAGTTGCGGGTTCCCTCTTTTTGTTCCGGAAGATCCTTCCTACTCCGGATCCCGATATTGATGCATATATATGCAGAATGTCGACTCCCCAACCGGCGGCTGATCCTCAGTTTCTCGCGTTTGTCAGACGTGAGGTTCCTAGGATGTTCCGTGCGGGTTGGGATCGATCATATGTAGACAATGTGCTCCGTATGTTGCCGTCCACTTCTTCTTGTTCTGAGGGGAAGAGGTCTGAGGGAGGTTGTCGTGGTATGAGTGCGAGAGGAGAGTGGCTTAATCGGTTTGACGCCGTTGAGTTTTGTCTTTCTTCTCCTGAGCCTAGGCTCTTCGGCCCTTCTAGGGTGTGCTCTGTTGACACAGGTGGTAAGAAGAGGATAATCAGTGTTCCTCCGGCTGATTTGAATCTATTACGACCTTTGCATGTTACCATGTATAACCATCTCTCCAAGTTCCCGTGGCTCTTGCGCGGTGATGCTAAACCGTCAAAGTTTAGCGACTTCACTCCTGTAGAGGGTGAAGTTTTTGTTAGCGGCGACTATGAGAGCGCTACAGACAATTTGAATGGTGAGGTTCAACGTTTAATACTTGATCTCATCCTTCGTTCATCTACTGTTCCCCCTGGGATACAGTCTATGGCTGCCAGTACTCTTCAGTTGGTTTTGGAGAATCCAACTACTGGTAAATTATCTGTTCAGCATCGGGGTCAATTGATGGGTAACCTTCTTTCATTCCCACTTTTATGCCTTGTCAATTTTCTTGCATTTAAGTATGCTGTTGGACGTAACGTTCCGTTACGTATTAATGGCGACGATATAGTTTTTCGTTGTACTAACGAGGAAAAAGATCGTTGGATGGAGATGGTCGGTAGGACTGGTCTTGTTCTTTCCATGGGGAAGACAATGGTCAATAAAACCTTTTTTTCTCTTAACTCCTGTTGGTTTCGGTCTTACAGGGGTGGGTGCAAATTGGTTCCGGTCATTCGCTCTACAGCGTTAGGACTGGGTAGTAGGGGATCTCCTGATTCTCTGCAAGGGCGGTATCGTTCTTTCGCTGTCGGCTTCGGTCGTAAGGCGAAGAATATACTTGATTGTCTTTTCTTACGCAAGAATTCAGGTGTGATACATGCGACCAACCGTTCGGTTACTCGCGGCTTAGGCATGTACGTATCATTCGAAGTTCTTGTTAAGTCCCGGATGTGGGCGCGTGAATCCTTCTATTTGTCAATGGAGAAGGAGCGCCCGCTTCCCCCGAAGAAGTCTGATCTTTCCTGGTCTGTTGTTGTACCAGGATGGCGAAGGACATTTGGGACCATGTCGAAGGAAGATCGCGATGCGCAGAAACAGTATGCGGCGGAGTCCGTGGACGTCGTGTGGTCTACTGTTCCTGTTAGCGAACGCGGTTTGGAGGAGGCGTATAGGGCTGAGGTTAAGGAGGGAACCTTTGCGTTTTCTTCTTGGCTTGACGAGCGTAAACGCTCGTACCTAAGATGGTCTAGACTCATGGGCGTGGGTAAGAAGGAGTTCAGTACTCTTTTTAAACCACGTGCGTCTCTTTTCTTTAGGTGGCCTCGACCTGTGCGTCGCCGTTGGTTTTTCATTTCTGATACCGCGTCTGTGTGTCGCAGTATAAAATTCGTAGCCAGCAGCGAACGATAGGTGGCATCTTAGTAGCTAGTGTGTGACAGCGGTTATCATAGGAAAACTCGCAACCGGCACGGTCGATTAGTACCCTGAGACCCTCTTGCGAGGTAGGGTAGATGGCATCCATGTGCAAGTCCGCTTGTACTTGGTGTTGTTTCTTAACTGCCCAAGTTCCGACGGTCGATATGATTTAGCGGCGGGAGATATGGCGTCAAGGGACGTAGAATTCGCCAGCTAGCGAAACGTTGTCAGCCTTGACACGTAG